TCATTACCGTAAAGCATTGCAATTTTATTATAATCGCTTAATTTCATAAAATTGACGGGTGACAAAAATGAAACCATCTGATATTTTTCACAAATTTCATCTGCCAGAATTCCCAATGTATCCATTTCTTCAAGCCCGGTCTGATAAACACTGTATTCTGTCATATTTTTTAAATACTCATCAACGTCAAAGCCGTTATTTTTAAGCGTATCACTTATACTAAGCTTTGAATCCTCAAGGATTTTTGTTGTCTTTTCATAATCATCACTATCCTTATCCGCTGTCGCATAAGCCTCTTTTAACGCTTCATAGCTGATTTTTGTAAACTGAATATCTACAGGACACATTTTTTTAAAATCCGAAGACATTGAATTTTTCATTGACAAAGCAGCCGACAAAACACTTATTGTGATAAAAAGCATTAAACATATAATCGTTGTTGAAAATACCGTTGTATTAATCTTGCTGCAAAACTGTCTTAACACAAAGCTGTTTACGCCCTTGTAATATACACTCTTAATACTTGTAAATATTTTTATAAGAAGTCCCGACAGCGACCAGAATATCAAAAATGTAGCAACACAGCCCATAGCAATAGGAATAATTATCTTATCCGCCATATCCATATTTGAAAATCCGGCAGTTACCATCCAATACGCATACGAAAGAATTCCCACTCCGATTACAAATACGATTGTGCATATGACAGGATTTTTCATTTTGACTTTCTCTGTCTTTTTTCCTGCATTAAGAAGATCTATCAGCTTGCATCTGCTTATGTTCACAACATTAAATACCATTACGAGCAAATACATAATTGTGAAATACAATAGTGTTTTCACACATGCTTTTGACGAAAATGTAAACTTGAATTTTGTCATATCCGCATCAAAAAGATTGGCCACAAGGATACTCATAAATTGTGATAAAACTGTTCCGAGAAGAAGTCCCACAACAAGTGAAACAATGCCGATTAATAATGTTTCAAAAAACAAAATTGCTGATATTTTTCTCTTACTCATTCCAAGCGTAAGATAAATCCCAAATTCCTTATTTCTTCTTTTGATAAGAAATCTGCTTGCATAAATAATCAAGAAGCCCAAAACACATGACACAAATACGCTCACACCGCTAAGCATCTCATTCATAAGCTTTATTATATCATAAATTTCATTGATATAACACCCCGCTTTTTGCCCGTATTTGCTGAAAAGTTCAGTTTTGAATATCTCCGCAAATCTCACAAAATCCCGCTATTTAGTAACAAATTAGTAACAGATTACATCAGGTCATTGACCCTTGCCTGTACTGCTGCATAATCATAACCTTCTGCGGTGATTCTGTTCTTACGATCAGCACCGTTTCCATACTCACCACGGATGACTGCCCTTGCAATTTCATCAATGGATTTCTTAGGTGTTCCGCAAAGTTCATTGACCTTGTTCTGAACTGCGGTGTAATCATAACCCGCCTGTTCAATGCGGTTCTTTCTGTCCTGACCGTTGCCCCAAGCACCATTGATGACTTCCTGTGCAATTTCATCAACAGATTTCTTTGGTGTAGTGTCTACCCCTAAAATCTCATTGACCTTTGCCTGAACCTCATCATAGTTGTACCCGGCTGCTTCAAGTGCTGCTTTACGATCAGCACCATTGCCATACTTGCCGTTGACAACATCCTGTGCGACTTCATCCACTGACTTCTTAGGTGATTCAGGCTGTGCAGCATCACCATAGAAATAATCAAGGTCTACATTTCCGGCAATACCATCAACAGAACCCTTGCTTGTGTACTGATGGAACATACAAGGATAATCAGGATCACCAGTATAATCAGCCAACCAGTAAATATACTGTGAAATCAGTTCATCAGTATACATATTCTTGTGGTAGTCAATATTGGAATAAATACCCGCCTTGTACCCGTGACTGGTTACATACTCACAAAATGCTTTTGTGAAAGCAACACATTCATTCTTACCAAGGTTGACACCCTTTTCCTTTGCCTGTTTTACAGTGTCATATTCAAAATCATAAAAAATCACTGTGTCCTTGCCAAGTCCGGCTTTCTCAACCTGTGCAATACAAAATGCTGCTTCATTCCTTGCCTGATCTGTGTTGAGTGCATAACTGAAATGATATACACCTTTGACGGGAATATTATTGGCACGGCATCCGTTGACATATTCAAAGAACTTGCCATCTACTGCCTGACGATAACCTTCACGAAGGATTGCAAACTGAATCCCACTTGCTGCAACCTTGGCAAAGTCAACTGCACCTTGCCATTTTGAAATATCCATACCCTTCATCATATTATTTGTCCTCACTTTCTGTCTTTTTCTGTAAAATATCAATAGCCTTGGTGATGACTTCCGGGAGTGGTAAACCCATAAGACCCGCATTTTCCACAAGGGAAATTGTTTCATTGGCAATGAACGCAATAATTACTGCATCCCTGATGTAATTTGTGCCAATGACAAGATCAAGGCGGTACGCAACCAGTACAAAAATCAAGGTCATGCACTTTCTGCAAAGACCTTTCCACCCCGCCTTGCTTTCAAGTGAACCTGTGTCTGTCTTGGGACTGTTCTTGAACACCCCCGCAACAATCAGTCCTGAAATATAATCAAGACCCATGAAGATCAGAAGGGTTGCAAGTCCCGCATCCCAACCACCAAAAAAAGATGCGATTGCTGAACCAATCACACCTAATACACTGCAAATAGTCTGTTTCATTTTCTCTGTCCTTTCTGAACATAAAAACAACCGCTTGTGACCTCATATAAGGGTCATATAGCGGTTGTTTTTGTTCCTGTGATAATTTCCTTGTCTGTTGATTACTCTGCTAATTCAGGGCAATCAAGGTCAATCAGAACTTCCTTCACTTTGTCCTTGATTTTCTCAGGTACATCAGCAAAGGTTTTCTTGCCCTTAATGATAAGGGTTGCATAGATCACTGCCATAGATTCCACATCCTTTCTGAATAAAATTTTTATGATGAACTGAAACAACATCAGTTACCACCTTCTGCCAGTTCCGGGTGTCCTTCATCAATAAGCACCTGTTTGACTTCATCCCTGATCTTGTCAGGAACATCATTGATTGACTTCTTACCCTTGATGATAAGTGCTGCATAAATGTTTGCCATATTCTCACCCCTTCCTTATGCCATCATTTCATAGATTTCACACATGGCTTCCTGTGCCTGTGTCATCTGATCTTCCAAAGATGCGTTCCTGTCATCAATCATTTTGATGTATTCATCCTTGGTATACTGGGTCAGGTCATATTCATAACCAGTGAACCCCGGCTGTTCATCTGTCCCGGCTTCTGTGACCGGGGTGATGTTCTCTGCAATCC